TCCTGACATAGTTCCAATGGACTTAGACTCAAACAAACCAACTGATACTATTATTGAAATAAAAAAAGAAAGTACAGTAGGTCGAATGTGGAAAGCTATTGTTCAAGGTCAAGCATACGCATATGAGACAGGATTAAGGAGAATATTAATCGTGTCTATGGATCCTCAACTACCATCTGATGTACAAACTAAGGTGGATATATTAAATCAAAATGGATGGAAGATTCGTTACGAGTCTTACTTCAAACTTACGGAGTTATAAAATGAAAGAGTTATCACCACAACAAATCCAAGAGAATTGGGAAAAACTAAGAAGTCTCATCAATGAAACATTTGCTGGAGAAAGACTTGATGACTTAAACAAAATGTATGATTACTTTGAAGAAAGGATGATGTTGGCACCAGCAAGTGGAAAAGAACACTTCCACAACGCACATCCTGGTGGTTATGTGGAACATGTTTTACACATTACCGATTTAGTCGTTCAGATATATGACCTTTGGGGTAAGAATGGTGCTACCATTGATGACTTTGATAAAGAGGAACTTATCTTTGCTGCTCTTCATCACGACTTAGGTAAAGTTGGTGATTTATCAGAGGACTACTACACACCAAACGATTCAGACTGGCACAGAAAGAATCAAGGGTTGATTTACAAACATAATGGTAAGTTACAATTCATGACAGTAACAGATAGAGCTATTTGGTTGTTACAACACTTTGGCATTCAGATGTCAGAAAATGAGTATCTTGGATTGAGATTAACCGATGGTATGTATGAAGAGGCTAACAAGAGTTATTATATTAGTTACTCAAAAGACCGACAACTTAAAACTAATATTGCTTACATATTACATCAGGCAGATATGATGGCGAGTAAGATTGAAAACGATGAATGGGCAAGAGGTGACCACGATATCAAAGTAGAGAAAGAAGAGGAAGTAAAGAAGAAGTCACAACAATCCGCAGCTGCTAATCAAGCATTCAAAGACCTATTTGGAGAGTAATGTATTTAGATTATTTCGACAAGTTTAAAAACCAAGAACCATATCTTCACATCGATGAAAAAGAATGGACTTACATAAAAGAGACATTCGATAAAGATGATGTAAAAGAATCTCTGGCATCTGTGGCGATGACTTATCCAATGCCGACAATGGAGATGACCGAAGAAGATTGTCGTAAAGACTTCAACAAGTTGAAAGGAACTTGGGTTCATGACATTTTGAGAGAAGGTGAGTGGTTTGCTAGAAGTGAAGAGGGTTATGATTATCCTTTAAATTACAGAGGTTCACAATGGTACTTCGCGAGAAACAACATAGGTAATAAAGCTAGTAATTATTTCCAACAAGAAAACAGATGGTCGGTTGAATCAAGTTCCTATCCAGGACCCAAAAGGACTTGGGAAACATTTGATTTTATGAAGAGTTTGATGGGTGCTGCTTATTCATTGAAATTAACCAAGATAGATAGGTCTATATTAAGGACTATGATTGGACTTCGTAAATACATTTGTTCTCAGTTCAAACCAAATGTAGCAAAAGCTATGTATGATTACTACAATGTAAAGAATGTGTTGGATTTTTCAATGGGTTGGGGTGATAGGTTGGCTGGATTCTATGCCAGTATGAATACCGAATTGTATGTTGGTGTAGATCCTCGTAAAGAGAATCATCCTATTTACGAAAGACAAGCCAGATATTACGATAATCATTTGACATTCTTTGAAAATAAAAAGAAGACTAAGTTTCATCTTGCAGCAGCTGAAGATTTCAACTTTGATGAATATCATGATACATTTGATATCATATTTACATCACCACCTTATTTTAATATAGAGAGATACGGTGAAGATGATAATCAAAGTTGGGTTAGATACAAAGACATAGATAGTTGGAACTATCAGTTTCTACAGAAGTCCCTTGATAATATGTTACCAACATTAAAATCTGGTGGTAAGTTATGCGTCAATATATCAGATGTAAATGCAAAAACCAAAGGTGGTGCACAATACTTAAAGATATGTGATCCGATGAATGAGTTTCTTGATACTTATAGAGATATGGAATATAAAGGTTGTATCGGAATGGAGATGGCCAAACGACCAAATAGTGGTGGGGCTGGAACTGCTAAGGATAACAATCAGTTCAAAGAGAAAACCTTAGAGATGGTAGAGAAGAACAAAGACAAGAGATTTTGTGAACCAATTTGGATATGGGAGAAAAAATGAAGATAATAGACGAGATAATTTTATTTTTAATACAATGGTTACATTGGACATTTTTAATACTAGCCGGAGTATCGGTGCCACTACTATTAATATGTGAACCGTTTTATATATCATTACCAATGTGTGCGTGGATAATGCATTTAGGTTTTAGTAAAACACTAGAGTGTCCTTGGACTAGGTTAGAAAACCATTACAGAAGTAAAACTGGTCGTAAAGAGATAGGTGGGTTCATATCTCATAATCTTAGAGTTTTAGGACTTAAGAAAAAGAAATAATTTGTATATTCCATGTGAGAAAATATAACGAAGTGAAAATAAAGGTATATTTATAGATATGAATGCTGCAGACAGAAAAGAATTCGAGTTAATACACGAAAAGATAGACAATATAAAATCAGATATAGATGACATGAAACAAGATATGTTCACCGCACACGGTAGAACTGAAGAGTCATTAAAGTTTATCAAAGAGAACCTTTTTAATCCACACGAGGGACTTTGGGCTGAGACTAAACAAAATACACAGTTCAGAGAAAACTCACAAAAATGGAGAGGTATAATCGGAATTGGTTTTATTGGATTGGTTATAGATAAGGTTTGGTCAATATTCACATAGATAAACAAAAAGTCTTAGAAAAATTAGAAGAATGGATGGATTGGTTAGAGACACCAAACGATGACTTTGGTGGTTTTCCTGTTTGTCCATTTCTAGCACCTGAACGAAAGACTAATAAACTACTAATTGAGTTTTACAATCCTGAAGAGGGTTCTATCTTTGAGTCAATAAAGAAGTTTGATAAAGACGACAACTACACCACGGCTATGTATCTACACACCGATTATCATGGTAACTACTCGGTGGTGGACTATCAAAACTTTATTAACGAGAGTTTAAAGAAAATAGACTTGGGACACTTGAAGGCCGTTTGTTTTAATCCACATGACAAAAGAAAGACAAATGGAATATTGACACGAAAAGACGCACCTTGTTTTATAACAAGTATTGCCACAAGAAAGGCATTGGGTTCGGCTTACAAGAAATTAAAAGATACAAATTATTGGAAAAAAAACAGAGAAAGTGCTTGACTCGTATTTATATTTGGAGTTAAGTTTAGGTATATGACAAACAAAGAAAAGTATAAAAAAGAAATAAAGAGTCTCAGAAAGTTATTAGATAACAACGAATATACAAGAACACTACCAACTAATTATCATCATTTTCTGTCTGATATGCACACAAAGTTGATTGGTAATGGTAATATAACACCAAAGATGTTATCATCGATACATAAAGGCATAAAATCACATCAAAGTTATAATAATCCTGCTGATAAAATGATGAGAGACAAGATGTTATCCAAGATAACTAAACTCAAATATCTACTGGCAAAATGTGGATACACTCGTCAGTATGAATATGAGAAAATGGAGTTTTTAGATAGTATAACTAAACGAGTTCATATGAAAGGTAACTTGTCACCTAAACAAGCTAAGTATGCCAATCAACTATTCAAACAATTTAATAAAAGGGTTTTGCCATAAAGTGCTTGACTTGTATAGTATTTTCTTTGTATTTTAGGGGGTAATAAAAAGGGAGTTCAATGACTAAACAATTAAATTTATTTCCAGACATTGATGACATTTGGGACTATCTTACACCTGATAAACCTCGTTCTACATTACATACTCCAAGACCTTACTATCCACCTAAAACTTTAGATTCATATGTTAGAATGATAACTTGTGGAAAAGGTTTTTCTGGTGAAATACCAGCTGATGTAATTATAAGATATAATAAACTTAAAAAAGGAAAAAAATAAAATGAATTTATTTGGATTAGGTATAGATTCTAAAATAGAAGATGTTCTTCTTGAAGTAGGCTATAACATTCGTTTATGGAATATATTAATGTGGAAGATAAACTCTGCGAGGGTTCACAAAAATATTGCTACTTGTGGGGAAATTTCAGATAAAGATAAAGTCATTACGATGAGAGATTTGGTTAATATGCCAAGAGAGAATATCTTAAATGTTAAAGACTTAGGCAATAAAAGTGTAAATCAAATTAGGTCAATATTTAAATATTGTGGAATAAATGACATAAAAGGTTGGAAAGATTTGGATGTAAATAAAAGATACTACGACTCAGAAAGACACAGATATTTAGAGAAAAAAATAATTAAAAATAATGCTTGACTCGTATATGTTTTTGGTATTATATTTAGGTATAATTAAAGGGAGTTTTAATGAGTAAATATTCGGATTTTTGGTTTGACAATCGTAGGACAAGTTTGGTCGATGACCTGTTGTCTGATATCGATGACAAGCCAGTAAAAAAAGGTAAAGACCACATTGCTCTTGCTGGTCACAAAAGAGCCATTGGTAATTTTGTTCGTATCGTAAGTGGTCAAAACATTCCTGTCAAGTTCCCCTCTCGTGGTGATTCTTTTACTGATGGTAAGTCTGTTACTATCGGTGCTAATATCAATGAGAAGAACTTTGACTATGTAGTTGGTCTGGCTCTTCACGAAGGAAGTCACATAGCCTACTCTGATTTCAATGCGTTTGGTGAGGTTCGTAACATGACTCACATCAGAGAGTTTGAATTAACCCACCACAAAATGGAGTTCTTTCGTGGAATAATCAATTACATTGAGGATAGACGAGTTGACAATATTGTTTTCAGAGGTTCACCTGGTTATAAGGGTTACTACCATGAGTTATACAACAAGTATTTCAATGGTAAGAAAGTTGCCAAAGGTCTTAATTCACAGATGTATCGCGAGTTGGACTTAGATTCTTACATGTTCAGAATCGTTAACTTCACTAACGAAGCTACTGATTTTGGTTCTCTTCCAAGACTAATTGACATTTACAAACTAATCAACATGAAAAATATCAAGAGACTTAAATCTACTGATGATGCTATTCAGTTGGCAAAATCTGTTTGTGAGATTGTCTTCAAGGTTGTAGATAGTGTCAAACAACCTGAAGAGGGTAATAGTGAAGGTAACAACGAAAATACTGAGAGTGGTGAAAATAAAGAGTCTGATGGTAGTTCCAATGGAGATGGAACTGAGGTTGATACTGGTGATGCTCAGATGACTCCTGAAGGTGGAGAACCTACCGAGTCAAATGGTCAAGAGTTGTCACCTCAACAACAGAAACAAATTCAAAATATGTTCGACAAACAAAAAGAGTTCTTGGATGGTCAAACTCCAAAATCTACTTTGACCAAAAAAGATTCTCAGATTGTCAATGCTCTTTCAAACTCAAATACCGAGTTGATTGAGGTTGGTGATGGTAGAATTGGTAAAGTTGGAACTGTTGTGATTCCTTCACTAACTAAAGAACTTATTGAAAGTGGTGCCTTTCCTTTCTTTCGTTCTCTTGATGACCATTATTACGATGGAAGATATAGTTGGAGTGGTGGTAATAAGATGGTTGAGGTCATCAATGAAGGTTTCAGACTTGGTGCGATTCTAGGTAGAAAACTTAAGATTCGTGGTGAAGAGAAAGACTTGATTTTCACGAGACAAAACACAGGTAAAATCAACAAGAGATTAATCTCTGAGTTGGGTTTTGGTAATGAAAGTGTCTTTTCACAGATTAAGAAAGAAAGATATAACAAAGCTAACTTACACTTGTCGATTGATGGTAGTGGTTCTATGAATGGTGGAAAGTTTGAAAAGGCAATTAAGTCTGCTGTTGCGATGGCAAAAGCTGCTGACATGGCTGGGAATATTCATGTTACTGTTGATGTCAGATACACTAATAATGAAAAACCTGTTGTTGTTATCGTTTACAATAGTAAGAAAGATAAGTTGACTAAAATCAAAACTCTTTGGAAAACTCTTCAACCTAGTGGAGTTACTCCCGAGTATCT